TTTCAACTTTGGCATCGGGACGCATCATGGCCGCTGGCTTCTGAAAGAGATCGGGAGCACAGCATCAGGCATCAAATCGCGGCTTTGAATGTGGGGTTCGTGGAGCGGTTACGGTTTTCTTCGATCCGCAGCAGGTTGATAGCCGGGGAAGTTGTCGCGATGCCAAAGTTCTGGCCGGTCACTCTCCCTGCAAAGGCATGATGCTGCAGGTAGAAAAATCGCGCAGCGCGCTGGATGTCGGTGAGGGTTTCGGGGCGGGTCATCTTTTGCCACTCAAACACCTGTCGGGAGCTGAGCGCCAATTTGAATTGGCGCACGAACTCCTCAAGGTGGTTTTGCACGACGCGGTAGAGCGTCACCAGGTCGCCGTTGATGTCGTTGAGGACTTCGACGGGCGCGGCTTGGGGGCGCATGAAATAGAGCGCGGCACCGCCGGCAAAGACTTCGACGTAGCATTCGTGGGGTGGGAAGAGCGGGATAAGGCGGTCGGCCAGGCGGCGTTTACCGCCCATCCAAGGGATGATGGGTGTGGACATATAAAAGCAAGACCTTTGCTGTATAGATAAACAGTGCTAGGCTCGCTCCGCTTTGTGCACGAAGCAGGAGCCTTGGCTGGACTTGCAGGGACGTTCTGCGGGGAAGGTGGCCGGGTTGGATGTTGACGCATCCTGCCCAGCCGCTCCTTTTACTTCGGTGTAGAAACTTCTTTTGCGTAGGCCTGACAGGCCCGCAGGGCGATCAATCCTTGGTCGCCGGCATCGGTGATTCCGATAATTCGTTGAGCATGCGCTGGGTCAAGTTCGGCTCTTGTGGTGCCATGAACCACGCGGCCGGTGGCGGTGGTGGCTGGCACTGAGCAGTTGCTGGTGGCGTCGGTGGCGGCGAGTACGACTGAAAGCCGCAGATCAGCAGTAGCCAGGCGATCACGCAGACGAGCCTGCTTCGTTTGCTCATCAGTCAATTCCTTATGGTGGGTTTCGTCTTTGTTCTGCAGGCGCTGCTCCAGGGCAAAGCGCTTGTCCTGCTCGGTACGCTGCAGGGCGGCAGAGGCTTGTGATAACTCGTTGAGGGTGTCCGCATGCAGCCGGGCCTGACGCTCCAACTGCTGGCCGTAACGCCATCCTTGAACGGTCCAGGCCAATGCAGCGGAGCCGACCGCCAACATCACCAGCAACAAGCCAACAGTAGCGATACGGAACTGCCCAGGGATCAGGTCGAGGAGACGCATAACACTGCCCTCGCCCTGCCCCAGAGCTGCAGCCGATCTTCCAGGCCGTTGAGCCCGCCATTGATCCGGCGGGTGATGGTGTTGAATTGCTCTTGATCCGCGAGCGCGTTCAGCCCGTTTACCGACCAGAACCACGCAGCTGACTCTGCCGCCCACTGCGGCTGTTCGAGCAGCTCAGGCGTGCCAAGCAATCGCTCATCGCCGAACAATGCCAAGCTGCAGCGTAGGTAGTTGTCGTGGCCGGTGATCTGGATTAGCCCGCGACCCCGATAGCGTTGGCCGTCACCGTCGGCTGCAGGCGTGTTCCCCAGCTTGGCCGCAAGCGCGCCGGTGTCGTACTTGCTGAGGTATTGACCACTCCCCAGTTCACGCACGTACTGCAACTGGCCGGACTCGTGGCCGACCTGGGCAAGGAATGCCGCCTGGCGCTTCGGTGTGTCGATCTTTCGATTCGCCATGGCCGCGTTTAGGGCGGATACAAAAACGCCGGCTTGGCGGCCGGCGTTCGGGAGGATCTGCAGCAACTGCTGCTGGGTGATGGGCATACAAGCTCCTAAAATGAGTAGCCCGCACTTGGCGGGGGTTGTGGTGCGCGACCGCTACTCCAGGCTGACGACTTTGACTGGCTTAGCGGCTTTCTTCGTTTTCTTGCCTTTGGCTTTGGCCTTGCCCTTTTTGCCGCCGTTGCACTCAACGGTTGTGGACCAGCCCGCTTGGGTGAATGTCTGTTCCGCCGAATCCACCAGATACTCGCCATCAAGCCCTACCTTGAAGCCCTGGGCATTGATAGAGCGCTCCGCGAATAGGTCCGTGCGCCCAGGCATTTCCAGGCGCACGCCGGCCGTGGACCGGTTGAACGCAGCCAAACGCGCCTTGGCCGCAGATTCGGCGGCGGTCTTGTTCGGGTGAATATGGCGGTCGGTGTGTACTGCCGGCAGGCCGTCCGGCACGTCGTCATTCTCCAGGGAGACCACTGACAACTTGCCCGTCTTCTTGTCTTGATGCTTGGCCGCCACGGTCTTGTGCGCGTTGCGGTCGCCTAAGCGAAACTGCCAGCGGCTTACGTCGCTGCGCGTGAGCGTTATCGCGCCAATAGCCTTGCCGCTGGCACTCAGGCCCGCTTGGCGCTGCATAACCATCAACTTGCCGTCGCCCACCTTGGCGGTGCAGTCGTATTGCTTGGCCAGGCGCGTGATAAAGCTGAAGTCAGATTCGTGGAGCTGGTCAGCCCGGGCGACCTTCGTAGCGATGGTGCAGGCAGGCGTCCAGCAATTGCGCGCCCCGATGTCGGAAACGATTTTCGACAGCGGCACGTTTTCCCAACTGCCGCTGCGGATCGATTTACCGGTACCGCGCATGTCGCTCGCCTTGCCCCGGATAACGATGGTGTCCGGCGGACCGGATACCTCGATCTCGTCGACCACATAGCGACCCAGGCGCACCAGGGACGTTTCGGCATAGCCAAGGTAGACCTCGATGCCGGCGCCGCGCGTGGGCAGGGTCACCAGGCCGTCACGGTCATCAATGCGCAACTCAAACTCGTCCGACTCCATGCCGGGCTTGTCCGTGGTGCGCAACAGCAAAAGCCGATCGTTAATCAGCGACGTAATATCTGAACCGTTCGCGACGATTCTAAATTGGGGAGTCATAGGGTATTGGCCAATAAAAAACCCGCACTGGGCGGGCTTTAGGGAAAGGGGGCGTTACACATAACGGAACAAGGACGCAGCCGATAGAACTGAATCAATCCCACAGGGCCACTTGCTCATCCACAGGACCTGGCAGATCCGGCAAGACAATCAGCACGCCGGCACGGTAAGGCTGATCCTCATCGGCCAGGCCCTGATTGGCAGCCAGCACAGCCCCAACACTGCCCACCAGATGGCCATAGAAGTTATGGCAAATGGTATCGAGCAGATCCCCGTCAGATGTTCTGCATATCGTCTCCATATCCAGATGTCAGGGCTGCTGCCATACACCTGCTTGAAGAACGCCCCCTGGTACCGCCGCCCCGCCACCGAGACACCGGTGCGGGATTGCCGAGGCCGTCCGATGCGGCTGGCCTCGATGGCGTTGACCCCAAACCACAACTTGCCGCGCATCGTCCCACCGCTGACCGGATAAGCCCGCAAGCGTTGCCGGACGGTGCCGATGGCGATCCGCTCCTGCTTGCCTACCGCCCGTGCAATGTGGGTACGCAGCCAGCCTAACGTCTTGTTGATTGCTCGACGCTGAGCCGCCGCCGCAGCCTTGGGCACCAGTTGACCGAACTCGCGCAAGGCCTGGGAATGCACCGCCGACGGCAGGATGTTGATCATCCCGCTGTCGCGGTTTTGCTGCACATGGCTGCCGACGCTCATGGTCGCTTCCTCAAGATTAGGGCAACCAAGCCATCGCCGCCGGGCTCTAGTTGCAGCAGGTCGTAGTCGCCGCCGCCATCCAGGGTCCTCAGGTCGATGGTGACCCGCAGCCCCTTGCTCAGTCCGTCCGAATCCTTCACGCGGATCTCAAAGCGAGGTTCGCGTAAGCCGGTGTGGACCTTGCCGAACTGCGGTTGCTTCCACGGCGCCGCGAACATGCCCAGCACGGGCTCGGCGCGGCCTTCGATCAGGGCGCTGTCGCCCAAGGTCTCGAACACCACGTCGTCGATGTCGTCGATCAGATCGCGGAAGGCCATGATTAGAGTTCCAGCAGGATCTGCGCCAGGGGCCGCGTGCACAGGTGCAACGGGTTGGACTGGGCTTCACCGGCCACGCCCTTGTTGAACGGCAGCGGCTCGATCTTGCTGTAGTACGGGATGCCCTGGGTGTTGACCGTTTCCATGTAGTCGGCCGGTGCGAAGGACGAGATGTACAGATCCGGAACGCCTTGAGCCGGGAACCGCAAGACCGTTACACCCTTCTCGCCATTGCCGAAAAACTGAAGCTCGCGGCAGACACCTTCCGTGCTTTCAGATCCGAAAGCCAAGCAACACAGGCGCTTGCCCTACGTGACAAGGCACTAAATATGGCTGCGCTGATGGACCGCTTCGAGTTGAAGGAGGACGCCGCATGAGCCGAGCCATCCCCACGCTGCGCCTGACACCTCAAGCCACTGGCACACTGCAGCAGCAATACGCTGAGTCCACCAAGGAACTGCGCGCTCTGACCCGCTACAGCAAAGAGTTCGACCGCCAGTTGAAAGCCCTGATCGGCTATGAAGCTTTGCGCCAATTGCAAAAGGCAACCGACAACGCCTTGTTGCTGGCCGATTTGGTGAGGGAAGCCGCATGAACTGGATCCTCACCTCCACCGGCAAGCGCTTCGACTTGTTCGAGCCTAACGCCGACATGATCGACCCACGGGACATCTCGCACGCACTGGCCCACCTGTGCCGATTCAACGGCCACACCCGTGAGTTCTACAGCGTGGCCCAACACAGCTGCATCGTCGCCGAGCTGGTGCCGGAAGAACACAAACTCGCGGCATTACTTCACGACGCCGCCGAGGCGTACGTGGGCGACATGACGCGGCCACTCAAGCAGTGGATTAGCGCCTACCAGCACTTCGAGGACTGTATCTGGTGGCGCGTGTGCGAGCGGTTCGACATCGCTCCAGAACTCCCCGCCTGCATCTACAAGGCCGACCTGATTGCACTTGCTACCGAACGCCGCGACCTCATGCCACCCGATCCGGCTATCTGGGATTGCTTGGTCGGCATCGAACCCATGGCTGAAACCATCCGCCCATGGCGTGCCGCCGAAGCGCGGCTCACCTACCACCAGCGGCTGATGGACCAACTCGCTATCGAACACCGGAGGAAAGCGGCATGAAGAACCAACAGGACAAAACCAACGCACTGCCCGCTTTGCTCCGCGCTGACAACGGCGTCGACAAGCTAGAAACAAACAGTCTCTGCTGCGCAGCAGCAGGCATTATTGCTCCTCCCAATGCCACCGCCGAGGCACTTACACCCCACGAAAAGCTGCGCGGGGCAGCGCTCGCTGATGCAACGCTTAACGCTCAGGAACGCCCGCTCGCGCAGCCTGCATTGGGATATACGCCTCGTTCACAACCCAAAGCCATAGAGGCTGAAATCTTCTCAGACGAAGAGCTAGCCGACCTTACAGGCTATAAACAGCGAGCCCATCAAAGGAAATGGCTTCGCGACCGCAGCTGGGTCTTCATCGAGAGCCGTGGCGGCCGTCCGTTGGTTGGGCGCATGTACGCTCGCATGAAGCTTGGCATGACCAATCCAGTACCTACTGAACAGGTGCCACCGCCGACGCGGCCAGCTTGGACACCTGACTTCTCCAGGGTGAACTGAGATGCGCCCTCGAAATACAGAAAACAGGGACCTGCCCCCCGGAATGGTGCGACGCAAACGCCCTCGTAAGAACGGCAAAGTGTGGGTCGGTTACTACTACAGAGACTCGACGGGAAAAGAAATCTCGCTTGGCGGAGACCTGAGTAAAGCCAGATTGAAGTGGGCAGAGCTTGAGGCCAAGGAAAAGCCAGCTGATCTGACGATGATGAAGGGGATCTTTGACCGGTACGTCCGCGACGTCATCCCAAAAAAAGGAGACCGTACCCAGAAAGATAACCTGGCCGAACTGAAACAGCTTCGCCCAACCTTCGACGGCGCTCCCATCGACTCGATCACGCCGGCAAACATCGCGGGGTATCGAGACGCACGCACTGCCAGGGTTAGGGCCAACCGGGAAATTGCCCTTCTCTCTCACGTGTTCAACATGGCACGCGAATGGGGCCTTACGGAGCGAGAGAACCCGTGCCAAGGCATCAGAAAAAACAAGGAAGTGCCACGCGACTACTACGCCAACGCAGTGGTTTGGGATGCGGTGTATGGAATGGCAGGGCCGGAACTCAAGGAGGCCATGGATTTGGCCTACCTGACCGGCCAGAGGCCTGCCGATGTGATCATCATGCGTAGCGACGACACCGAGGGAGACTACTTCCTGGTTACCCAGGGTAAGACCGGGCAAAAACTTAGGATTCTGATGCGGGCAGAAACCGGAGAAAACAGCCTCGGGAAATTGGTTAGAGAGATAACCGAAAGAAATGCACACCACTCTTCCAAGTACCTACTGATCAATAAGTACGGAAAAAGGATGACGAAAGGCATGTTGCGCTTGCGCTGGGACAAGGCGCGAGAGAAAGCGCAACAGAATGCGTTGGAACAGGGCGACCCTATGCTAGCCGCTAAAATTGGTGGGTTTCAGTTTCGAGACATTCGGCCCAAGGCAGCATCGGAAATCATCGATATTGGCGACGCGAGCCTGCTGCTGGGCCACAGTAAGCAGGAGATCACCAAACGGGTGTACAGGAGGATTGGAGCGACCGCCAAGCCCTCAAAATAGGCAAAGTTTCGGAACGCCTACCCGAAAGTTTCGGAACGCCTATGAAAAACCGTTGCTCCCTACCCGAAGGCCAGAAACACAAAAGCCCCGCATTCGCGGGGCTTTTGTTTGAATCTTGGCGGGAAACCAGGGATTCGAACCCTGGGAACGCTATTAACGTTCGCCGGTTTTCAAGACCGGTGCATTCAACCACTCTGCCAATTTCCCTTTTGCATCACAGGATTATAG